CAGCACAGGGCGGCGAGTACTTCGCAGCTGGAGTCGGCGGTGCAATCACCGGACGGGGTGCTGACTTATTAATTATTGACGATCCGCACTCGGAGCAAGATGCGATGTCTCCGACGGCATTGGAAAATGCCTACGAATGGTATACCTCGGGTCCTAGGCAACGTTTGCAACCGGGGGCCTCGATCGTTTTGGTTATGACCCGATGGTCGACTAAAGATCTAACGGCGATGCTTTTAAAAAATCAAAAAGAAGTGAAAGGGGATCAATGGGAAGTGGTCGAATTTCCGGCAATCATGGACCACGAACCTATGTGGCCAGAGTACTGGGGGAAGGCAGAACTTGAAAAGGTTGAGGCAACATTGCCTGTCAGTAAATGGAACGCGCAGTGGATGCAGAATCCAACCTCGGAGGAAGGTGCGATTATCAAGCGAGAATGGTGGCGTAAATGGGACGAAGACTGGATTCCACCCCTGCAGCATATCATTCAATCCTATGATACTGCTTTTATGAAAAAGGAAACGGCCGACTATAGCGCCATCACCACCTGGGGCGTATTCAAGCCCTCGGAGGACGAACCGGTGAACCTGATTCTACTGGACTCCCTTAAAGGTCGTTACGAGTTTCCAGAATTGAGGCGCGTTGCTCTCGATCAGTATAAATACTGGAATCCGGAGACGGTCATCATCGAAGCGAAGGCCTCGGGCCTGCCGCTGACCTATGAGCTCAGGCAAATGGATATACCCGTTACTAACTTTACACCGAGCAAAGGAAATGATAAGCATGTAAGAGTAAATGCCTGCGCACCGCTTTTCGAATCTGGAATGATATGGGCGCCAGAGCAGAAATTTGCGGAAGAAGTCGTTGAAGAGTGCGCTGCATTTCCATTTGGAGACCACGACGATCTGGTCGACTCCATGACCCAGGCGGTCATGCGCTTCAGGCAGGGCGGATTTTTGAAGCATCCGGAAGACTATATTGATCCTAAACAACAGCCCAGAAAAAAAGAGTATTATTAAATGACCATAATTACAAAAGGCATGGGTATCATTGCCAAACATCTTGGGAAGAAGCGTAAAATATTAACTGTCAGTGGATCTCCGAAGCCCAAACATCGCACGGTTATAATTAAGAAACCTAGTAAGACTAAACTTGCGGGCACGTGGAAAGATAGACGCATTGAAGCCATGAATCGTAAGATGAAGCAAAGGAGAGGCAGGGACTTTGAGGATTATGCTCAAGAAGCTTCGGATATTTATAAATCTAAATCTCCTACCAAAAAAGTTTATAAAAGTATTCAAAAGAAATGGCATGGATTAACGCTTGGCCAGAAAGATAAGGTTTATGCAAAAAGAGCCAAACGAGATCCTAAAAGTTTTTATTTTGACAAAAAGAAATTTGGAAAGAAATAATGTACAAACAAATATTTGAAAGTTTGCTTAAAATATTCGTTAAGAACAAGGGCCGTGTGCCAGGAACGAACGAATTGAGAAAACTCAAAGACCAGGCTAAATCAATCGTGAAGCAAAGAGAAAAGACAGCTCCGTTTGATAAATTTAAGCCTAAAGTGGTTAAAGAAGCTGAAGTGGTGGATCTTTTTGCAAGTGAAAAGGAGTTTGCTTCTGATTTATATTCTATGGGTCAAAATTTTATAAAAAATGACCCTATGTTTAATCTTGAACTAGCTACCAAGTTGAGAAACCCCGGAGTCAAGACTTATGGCTGGACCCCGAGCGGCGATAAAAGCAAATTGCTTTCTCCTAAACAAAGACAGACAGCATTAGATAAATTAAAAGGAATTATGAAGCATGACACGTATCAAGCCCAGCATGGAGAAGAATTAGGCTATGTCGATTTAACAGACGATATTTTTACCATTGAAAAAGCGGAAGGCGGTCGAATCGGTTTGGCTGGAGGAGGCGCCTTATTTAAATTTATCGAAGCGTTGTTCATCAAAGCTTCGAATCAAATTAGGCGAGGGCAAGGAAAATGGAAAGGCCTCGATCAGAAACAGATGGCGGTTCAACACGATAATTTAACCAAGAAAGTGGTGGAGTTTCAAAAAACGGGAAAATTGCCTGAAGGCACTGAGCAGTATTTCGATGTTAATGTAGACGAAGCGTTTGCAGCGACTCAAAAATCTGTGGAGAAAGCTGCACCAGGCAGAGTTCACACGCTTGACGAAAGAGCCCTGCTGAAGAACAAATATCCAGGTCTCACAGACGATCTTTTAGATAAAATTCTGATCGATGATAATCCTCAAAGAAAAGCGGAAGTACTGGCAACGATGGATGAATATTTAACATTACAAAAAGCAGGGAAAAGTGAACAAGAAGCGTATGAAATTATGGTCAAATCTATTAAAGATCCGACGAAACACGCAGAAGGCGGTCGAGCTGACTTTATCTTTGGTGGATCCGCAGGATTAAAGGCGATGTGGAAGGGCGTTTTAAAAAATATTTCTAAAGGGAGGGATAAGCCTGTTAAGAGATTGTTTCCTAAACTGTCGGCAAGAGACAAAGAGATGGAAAAATTGGTTATGGGAACTCCTGAACAAAAGGCTTTTAGAGAAGGGGAAGTTACGCATAAACTCGAAGGGATTGATATGCTTATCAATCGACTGAGATATGATAAGAAGATTATTGAAAGACAAGCAAAAAACAAAGCAATGGGTGATACAGGACTGGATTTTGTGATGAAACATTTGGAGAAGGATATGCCAGATGTCTATGGTCCTCATCTTAAAAAATACACCAACATTGACAAAGACATTTTACAGCTGGAAAATATTAAAAAGAACTTGATCATGAAGGATCGAAAACTTCATCAATCCGGGGGCCTGGCGTACATGCTGGGTGAACCGACGTATATGAAATATGGAGCTGGAGGAGCCGTGGGCCATGCTCCGTGGCACAAGCCCTCTGGACAACAACAACCACCCCAACCGCAACAGCAACCCGGTCCAGCCCCTCAAGGCGGAGGCCAGGCGCCAGGCGGAGGCAGACCTGATCCAATGAAAGCCCCTCGGGGGCTCCCGAGCCTCGCACCACGAACCATGGACCCGGCGTTCATGCAGCAACAGATGATGCAAAAAGCGATGATGGGTCAAAGACCGATGGGACAAGGACAACCGAGAATGGGGATGGACGAAGGTGGAGACGTTTATGGACCTCCTACACCTAAAAAGAAGAAAAAGAAAAAGGAAGAAGAGGAAGAAAAGGAAGAAAAAATGCGTGATCCCGATAGACTTCGTGATCCCTTTTGGCGGTGGGATATAAGACTTCCCGCTAAAGAAAAACCCGGAACGAGAGTAGATCCTACTGAAGGTATTAGTTTTGATTCTTTTGGAGATATCGATGTTGATATGAGTGATCCCCGTTTTAAATTGGGAAAATACGATCCTGAAGAAGGCTATTTTCCATGGGAATTTGAAGTAGGAAAAGGAAGTGCTGGTATTAAATGGAAAAAAAGATTTAATCAAGGCGGACGAGTGCCGATGATGTACGGAGGCGATCCGGGATTCCAGTTCGAATACGGAGGATCCTGGGCCGACTGGCGTGACAGGCACCAGCACCAGATGCCTGTAACCGACTATATTAAAACCAAACTGCCGAAAGAGCGCCTGCCCTTTAGGGATATGCAATCCGGAGGCATTGCCCGATTACCCTTGGGTCTAGGAGGCATGAGCCGAAGAGCTTTTCTGAAATTGATGGCTGCGGCGGGTGCCCTTCCGTTTATTGGCAAAGGCATTAGCAAAGTGGCACCCAAAGCAATTCCTAAAGTTACAGAAACGATTGTTAGAGGAGCGGATGGTATGCCCGCGTATATTACCGACTTAATCGAAGTGGTTAAAGCTAAAGGAACCAGAGACGTGATCGAAGGATTTAAACGAAGCGATTATAGCACCGTGCACCGTTATAAAGGTGTTGAGGTTATTGACGAGGCGGGAGGAACAACGAGAATTAAAAAAAGTACAGAAGGAGTGGCCGAAGATGCATCCACAGGGAAAATGCATGAAGGAACCTCTAAGGAAATTGAAATGGAAATTAGCCCTCAGTATAGGGAACACTACGATCCAGATTCTGGAGTCAGTTGGTTTGAAGACTTGGATGGGCGCAAACATTACGAAACAAAAATTCCTGATGAATATATGGAAGGAACCGTGCGTCCTGATATGGATGGCAAAATGAAAGATTTTGTAGAAGGCATTGATGACTTGGATCACTTGGAACTTAAAAAAATTGCCGATGAGGTTGATACGTTAATTATTAAAAAAAGTAAAAAAGCTTCAGGCGGTGTCGCTCAGTTGTTAGGAGAATAATGTCAGAATACAACAGGCACAAATGGGCTATGGAATGGATGCATGGCGGTGGCCGTGATCCGAATGGCCGAAGCCTGGATGATGAAATTAGAATAGGAAAAGAAGACTGGATGGAAAGTCAACGAATGGCTCAAGGCGGACGGATCGGGCTTCAAAGCGGACAACTCGTGCAACCTGGACCAGGGAGACAGGGATATAAGGGTCAAACAGAATATCGAGAAAAAAGTGGAATATGATAAATTACCCATAGAGGAAAGAAGAGAAAAATGGAAAACACCTCAACCCCCTGAAGCAAGAGCTAAAACTCATAAAGCCAGGATATTGGCTAAAACACCTTTATTAAAAAGTGATTTATCAGCCTTAAAGAATTTTGAAATAAATCTTAAATATTTAAAAAACATAAATGAAATTATTAAAGAATTTGGAGGGATGCGGCCTAATCCTGAAACTATAAGTGATTTATTAGAAATTCGTTTTGAGACGGATCTTGACTTCCAAAAACTTTGGAAAGAAGTTCATGGCAATAAACCTTTTTCAACTAAAAATTTATCTCCTTCAAATTTAAGAAATACTTACAACAGAGCTATGGGGGGTACGAAAAAAGTTACCGCAGATAATTTTAAAAAAGCTATCACCGATTTATTTGGGACAGAACTAAAAGGATCAGGAACTTCGTTGGATGATTTTATTAAAAATGATTTTAAATTCACTGAAACTTTTTTAGTTGATCAAGCTGATAGTCCTCAAGCTAAATATCAAAGACGATATAAAGACATTCTAAAAGGAAAACCTGGATGGACAGTTGGAGGAAAAGGATCGTGGGCATGGTTTGCTAACCCTGAGCAAAAAGGGACAACGGTTACAACGAATTTGAATAAACGATTAAAACTAGACAAATTAAGCAAAGAGGGGAAAGGTGCTTTAGAATTTGTAAGATCGCACTACTTTGGAAATATTCAAGGTAAAAAATTATATGATCTGGGTTTATTGGATGAAGATGCTGCAAAAAATTGGAAAGAACGTTATACTTGGAAACCAAGATACATTAATGATCTTCAATCCATGACTTATGATAGAGATGTCTACAAAGCATTAAGGAATTATAATAATCATGGAGATAAATCAAAATTAGCTTCCGAGATAAATGAGGCTGCTACTAAAGCTAAAAGGTTAGGTTTAGATGTGGATGAACTAAAATTAAATACTGAGACAGGTAAATTTAATTTTATAGATAAAAAAAGAATTCTTCAAACGGGAGGAGATAGAGAAACTAGATATTTGGCTAAAAATGCAATGAATGAAATTGCTAATGTTCAAAGTATGACTGAAAAAGAAATTAGTGGTGATATTATTAAAAATATTAATAAGGATTATGGAAAAAGAGCAGAGAAGATTATTAATCAAGTTAAAAAAGGCACAACACATTTTTACCCTGAAACTCCAAAATGGTCTCAAAGAATTGTTAATTTAAAAAAGCTCAAAGGTACACTACCCCCTCAATTTGGATTAGGCGCTATGGGTGGAGCAGGCATACAAGATTTCTTGGAAAGCAAAGGTGTTAGAAAAGCAGGAGCCATTGCTCGAAAAACCTTACTCTCTGACTGGGTCTTGCCTGAAATTGCAATAGGAGTCGCTGAGTTTATAAATAGAAAACAAAAAGGACAGAAGGATCGAGCATTAGGTGAAACGATGGAGTTGGTTACTTTAGGTCTATATGACTCTGGCGCAACTGAAGAAGCAATTTTGAGTCAAGGTGACGAGTTAAATTGGTCTGAAAAAGATAAGCGAGCTGTGAAAGAATTTATGAGATATAAAAAACTTGAACAAGAAACTAAGGAAGCTAAACAAACACTTGAAGGGATGGAACTGGGAGGCACTGAACTAGGTGTTGCAGAAGGCGCTCAAGCCTTACAGAAAAAAATTGATGATCTTAAAAAAGAACAAGAGAGTGTTGCTGGTTTTTATTATGGAGCTATTGGAGATAAGGATGCAAATTATGGAGTAGAACTTTTTGATACTGCTGTTAGCGCCTTAGGCGAACAGGAGTTTCAAGCCACGCTTGAAGATCGACTGGGACGAAGAGATCCATATGCAGGAGGCATCGGGAATTGGTTACAAAACAGAATGTTTACAACAAGTGCTCCAGAGAGAACAGCTGAACAAGAAAGAATTGATGCAATGAGTGATGCAGAAAAAAGACAAAGGGGGATAGATATGGGACTCATTCCAAGAGGACCACTTTATGGTGCTTATGATGAGAAGAAATATGAAGATTTATATGAGAGTCTTGGTTATATGTATCCGAAAGCCAAAGGTGGAAGAGTATCCTATCTCGATGGAGGCTTAGCAAGTTTACTAAAAAAATGAAAAACCCAACCCTAGTCAAAAATATGAAGCATGTTAAATGGAAAGCAATCCCGCCTTTGAAGGGTCCAGATCCAGAAGGCTTGCGCAAAGAAGTTAAACAAGATACAAAGAAACCGGAGAAGTTAAATGGCAGACGATAGAATTGATAAATCTCTCCCGAATGTATTTGACCCCAAGCGTCCTTCACCGGAAGTGCTTGAGGAAATCGATGTCGGGGAAATGGAAGAAAAAGGTCCAATAGAAGTGACGCCTGAAGAAGACGGCGGCGCAACGATTGATTTCGATGCCAGCGAACGACCTCAGATTCCAGGAACCGAGAACCATTTTGATAATTTAGCGGATCTCCTTCCCGATGATGTTTTAATGCCGATTGGTTTAAAACTGAACGGGGACTATAAAGATTACAAATATTCAAGACGGGAATGGGAACGATCCTATATTACCGGTCTTGATCTTCTAGGATTCAAGTACACTAATCGAACCCAACCCTTTCAAGGCGCTTCAGGAGCGACGCATCCGGTGCTCGCGGAAGCGGTAACCCAGTTTCAGGCACTCGCTTATAAAGAACTTCTTCCAGCCGATGGTCCGGTAAGAACGCAAGTGATCGGTGCCTCCAACCCGCAAAAGCAGCAACAGGCTGAACGGGTAAAAGAATTTATGAATTATCAACTGCTGGATCAAATGAAAGAGTATGAGCCCGAATTCGACTCCATGCTATTTTATTTGCCTCTAGCAGGATCCACTTTTAAAAAAGTTTACTATGACGAATTACTTGGCCGAGCTGTTTCAAAGTTCGTCCAGGCCGATGACCTCGTTGTTCCGTATACGGCTACCTCATTAGACGATGCGGAGGCGGTGGTTCATATCGTTAAAATGTCGGAAAACGATCTGCGTAAGCAGCAGGTCGCCGGCTTTTATCGAGATATTGAATTAAACAAACCTGCTGAAGACACAACGAATCAGCTTAAGGATAAGGAACGTGAGTTAGAAGGCATTACCCGGTCAACACGTGTTGAGCCGATGTATACGCTTTTAGAATGCCACGTTAATTTAGATTTAGAAGGTTTCGAAGACGTTGGTCAAGATGGAGAACCAACAGGAATAAAATTACCATACGTCGTAACAATCGAAGATGGTA